AGACAACCTGATAGGATTGGAGCCCTTGGTTTTAGTCCCTTTAGCCCTTCTTATATTAGAATTGCCAACTGTGACTTTAGCCCAGAGGTTTTCGAGAGGTCTTGCATCAGATCCGTAAGAAGTAACCACGGCACCGATACAACAAAGTTTGATGAAGCTCCTATAAGTCGGATCTGCTCTGTCGCCGTCAGCATTTTCGCTTTTTACGATAGGCTTTGAAACATGTGTCCTGACAATGCTACCATTCTGCACCGCGTTAAGCATATTTTTCGAGTTGAATGCAGGAATAGTGACCATGAAGTGTCCTCTAGAAGTAACTTGTGAGATGCAATCAAGGATTGAAGGAGGATGCCTGCAAGTTATGTTATAGCCTTCTAGTGCATTAGCAGTTTGGAACAACCTTGCAAGACAGGTAGAAGCAGACATTATAGGATTGTTGGCCACAGCACTTTTGCCGATGATTCTGAAAACACCTAGTAGCGCGTCTCTATTTGCTTTCATAAGCTTCCCATGGCAAGCTGTTATTTCTGCCCGTTCGACAAAAGACAAGACTGTCTCATTCTTTTGTGCAGCGATTGTAAGATTTCTAAGCACACTGTGAGGGAGCGTTTGTGCGAATTCGCTTAGAACAGGAGCAGGGTAGCTGGTGCTTCTAAGTAAGAGTTCAACGTCAGACTCATATTCGGTACTCTCGCAAAGTTTGATGAGATTTATGAATACCTTGGAAGTAGCACACTTATTGAAACCTTTCATTAGTAAGCTACTGATACAAGAGCCAGGGTTGCTGACACCGTCGAAGTCGAGTGTGAAAGGGTTGTCGATAGTAGAAACTGCAGATCTAGGGACGGGGATAAGCATAGAGATATCTACTATTACTTGGTTTAGGGCTTCGCACAATCTACGGTCTGTATTCTCGAATGTTCTGACTAAAGTAGCAATCACACCGACACCGGAAGCCATGCTTATAGTGGACTCTTTAGTAGCCCATTGTGCGAATGTAGGGAAACCATAACCGCCGATACATCTAGGTAAAAAGACATTGCAAACAACAGCCATGATATCAGAGAGCTCTATAGTAGAATTGCAACTATACATGACAGCGAAGGCTCTATGTATTGCTACAGTGTAACAAGCTACAGGATTTGCACCTCTATCTGATGCACCGAGGAAAGAGCCAAAAACTGAATCTATTCTATCCCATATAGTAGTGAATCGTCTCTCGTATTCCCTATCTGCCCTAGCAAAGATCTTGCTTGCTGTAATGACTTCTTGCGAGTTAGAGTAAAGCCTGTTGAGGAAGTGGCCTTTAGAACTAGAGATGAGAGTCTTGGTATATTCTGCTCTGTAGCCGAGGGTAGCTATAATGTCGATTAATTGTTCGCAAGTTGCTTTCATATCGGATCCGAAGTTGTTGAGTCTAATCAGGACATCGTCTATGAGTGCGATCTTCTTTATCTTTGCGCCTTCGTTGAAGTAACCTTCTCTCTTAAGGCACCTGAAAGCCCATTGGCACATGAGGCAATTGAGCATCGTATCTCCGCTAACCATAAAGCCTTGGCAAGTACCATCTCTGCTGGTCCAAGTTGTGTGCGAACCAGAAGAAGAAATGACGAACATGACGTCGATGAATATCTTACTCGGTCTAATTGTTGTATCAAAGAACGTGCAAAGCATGTCTTGGAACTCGAAGTAAGGGACTCTGGGCGCGTTTGGAGACCAACCGATGAAGTCGAGGCTGATGAGTATATCTCTGATAGTCATGCACATGATGATGCCATGTGTGATTTTCTCTAAGTCAGCCTTGCTCATACCACTAGTTGCTCCTAGGATATTCTTAGCAAGCCTTCTAAAGTTTGTTTCAATCTCAGAGAGAAGCTCTCTCATGATGTCATCTGCCGATTCAGTCTCACGAACCTTTTTAGGGATCTTTGTGTTCTCACCTTTAGCGCTAACATTGCAGATCCTTTTTCCGAGTATGATACCAGCTTTGGCAAGGGCCTTAACTAAGATAGGTGACCACTCCTTGCTCAACAAAGGTGCGTATTTTAAGGCATAGATCAGCTCATTTGCATCAGCTCTCGATCTGTGAAGGACACTAGACCTGGTAGAGAATTCTTTCTCGATTGAATTAACATGCGTGACATCTTTAGCCATATAATGCCAGAACTCTACTTGGTTATCCCACTTTAGAGCATTAGTAATGAAGGTTGTATTGCCGTCAGGAGGATATGCGAGTACACCGGCACGGCAAGACTTGACCCAATCTAGTTCTTCAGGGTCGCCATCATCGCCAATCCACTCGCCGACAGTAGAGGGTTTGTTCGACAATATGTGTGCAGTAATGGCTCCCCTCGAGTAATTGATAAAGTCGACCCAGGCAAGCTTGCTGTAGACTTTTGGTGCTTCCATCTTTTCTTTAAGTGCATCGGCAAGAACAAATGGATCAGCATCTACTCCGGGCAAGACATTCCAAACGGTACCAATGTCAACAGCTAACTTTGCGGGCCAAGTAGAGAAGACATCGTACCATTTCTTTTCACCTTCGCTTACACCATCTGCCTCTAACTTAAGGCTCTCTGCTTGCTCCCTGTCTACTTCGGTAACTTCTACGCCTTCTTCACTATACATTGCGAGAGCGACTGCGTAAGATTTCTTCATCTGAGAAGCAATAGAGTCGAGCCTCTTGCCTTCTCTTATTCTGTAGTCAATTACATAAGAAACATAGTCAGCGGCTTCCTTAGCACATTGTATTGCAAGCGTGTCGGGATGGTTAGCAGCGTATATTATGCTTTGGCCAGCGGTAAAGAGGACTTCTTGTAGTTCGCCTCTTTTGACGTTGTCTAGTATGTATGCACAGCCTTCTATAATATGTACAGAGATACCCATGAAGATATAGGTCTTCCAGCTGGGATGAAACTGTGCAAATCTACCACCTGTGAGAAGGGTATTAGAAACATCAAAGATAGCAGTACCCCTAATACAATCTCTGACGTGGTCTACAGATTTACTCGAAGAGACAGCCATGCGCCAAGTTTCAGAAACATCGTAGCAGTCACATAACCTTGAAAAGTTTGCAGAAAGGTAGTTGTAGCTCTTAATGCAATTGGTTGAAGCCCTTGTTAGACTAGGGGTTGCAAAGGAAGTGAGTAAGCCGATGCTAGCAACTCTCTTGGCAACATCTTCTGTCCTGGTGAGTGCGATGTCTCTTATCCTTCTGATTCTCGCAGTACCATCCATGTACTTGCCGAGGATTCTGATAGCTGCATCACTGTCAGAATAGACCTTGATACCTGCAGGCAAGACTGTGTCGCAGAAGACAGAAGCAATTCTGTTAACCATTAAGAAATTGATGACATCCATTCTGCTCCCAATATCGTATGCTCTGCCGACAACTTCATCCCCCTCAGAATAATCAATTCCTAAAGAATAGAGTAAAGAAGAGCCGGTGTTAAGATCCATACTGAAGCAACCTGCTATTGCTGCGCGGGAGACATCTGTATCAATAGATTGGCTAATAGCTCTGAGGAAATTGAGAGCACTATGTTTATAGTGAGGAATGCTGAAAACTCTTGCCATCTATTTACAAAATCCGCGCACACGCCCTTCCATAAACCGAACAACTATAACAAATTTCAACCATATACTTCTCACAGATACTTCAAGGGTTAACTGTTGTGCACATTTGTTTTAAAAAGGTAAATAACATTTCCAACGCAACGCTCTAAGAGACTACTGTTGCCTTATGACAATAAATGAATAAATACAGTTTCGCTGGCTATTGACAAATCATTGACAAAGACAACGAAAATAAAATTGAAAATAAAAATAAAAATAAAAATAAAAATAAAAATAAAAATAAAAATAAGAACAAAGTTGACAAGGAAAAGAATAATATTAAAAAATAAGAGAAAAACAGACAAAAAGAAAACGAAATTGACAAATGACCTGGCAATTAACAAGAAAAAGAAAAATAAAAATGTAAAAAAATTAAACAGCAAACCAACGGTTTTAGAGATGCATGGGATTTCATTTGTGAGCGTCATAGTTTCGGGAGCTGTATCGTCTTTGTTATATATTATGGAATTACAGTGTATTATAGGTTTATTTAGTTATAGTTAAATAGTTTTGG